GATGTACCGCCACTGATAAAGCTAGAGGACTTAGAACATGGCTAGTAAATCAAAACTCACTGACTGCATACCAACCCACTTAACCCGCGATAGCGCAAATGCGGTTAAAAACTTTGCGTTCGATGAAGATGCGACGCCTAGTCAGTGGGTTAGACGCTTGATTGATGATGAAATCAATCGTCGCCGCCTACAAGCTCAGGCTACGTTACGAGCACTTGGCAATCTAGCGAACGATGCGAACGAAACGAACGATTTTGAAGAAGAATAACCAACAGGGGATTTAAAGATGGAATTAATACTAAGCGACTTATTAAACAGCGACATAACCATGACCAGTCGCGAAATTGCAGAGGTGACAGGCAAGAGGTTGTACCACGTCAACAGAGACATATTAGCCATGCTGAACGAGCTTGATTTAGATAAATCCAAATTTGGTTCTATCTATTTTGACAACAAAAACCGCCAACAAGTCGAGTATGTCCTAGATGAAGAGTTAACTCTTACCTTGGTTACGGGTTACAGCATCAAATTAAGAAACGCGGTAATAAAAAGATGGAAGCAATTAGAAAACCAAACGGTATCGCTACAAGACGAAATCAACAAAATTTGCGCTAAAGAAAACTTTGACAAAGCTATTGGTTCGATTCACGGCAAAGGCTTAGCAGAGCGCAAGAAAACCAAAAAGGTAAATCAAAACATATTCCAGAGCCTCATAGGTCAAGCACAACTAACACTGGGGTTAAGACAATGAGTAACTTAGATGACTTAGCTTGGAAGCGTGAGTTTGACCGCGTAGAAGCCAAGCAAAAGAAAGCGCAGCCAACAGAAAGAACGTGGGCTGATGAAATGGTAGACATGCTTTTTGATAACAATCACAACGAAGTTAAGGACAGCGACAATGAAATCAACTGATAAAGATTTATTTGCTTGCGAACGCCAAGCCATCACTGAGGCAGAAATGCAGGAGATAGACGAATCTCTAGCAATAGACAAGCCAATTGAAACCAAGGCGCTTGCAGACGCAAAGAGAAATGCTTTTTACGCAAAACTTTAGGTCACGCTAAACAGCCTATTTTTACTAATCATCATTTATGCAGTTATCCATTTTCTCAGGGGTTAATCATGTCTCATAAAAACAGAGACCCAGAGCTGCGTAAAAACCTAGACATAATTTGCAGCAAGTTTAAAAAAGGTCAGTTTTTAGACTTGATGGATTTTGATGTATTAGGCATCAGCGCAGACGGTTCAAAGTACGCAATCAGAACGCTTAAAACAGAGTACGAACTGGATATTTTAACGGTCTGCCGAGGTAAAGCGATAGTCGGTTGGATTCTAGCAAACGAGATTTTATAGGGATTTAAAAATGTCAGATAGAGAAATGCACTTTCCGCCAATTAGCGGTTACCCAAAGCAAAGCGATACCGCAATGTCAGTCGATGCAATAGAAGCATGGCTTGACCAGTTTCCACAAAAACGTGCTGAGAATAAGCCTAACCACGGGATTATCCAAAGTGTAGCGGACACTAGAGAGCTGTTTTTACGCCCTATGAGTGTAGCAGATCGCAAAGCAGCAGTGGCTAAAGCGCAGCGCGAACATCGCCAAGCATTAAAAAATCTAGCCAAGCAAGATGCTCAAGACGCAAAAGCGATAGCTAAGCAGTTAGCAGAATGGCGTAAAGAAAGTAAAAAACCAATCACAGCCAAAGAAATAGCCGCTGACAAAGAGGCTAAGCGAATAAAGCGAAATGAGCTGAATACCAATAGACGCAAGGAGTTAATCCGAAGTGGAGAAATGTCAACCAAGAAAGGGCGTGAGGTTTTAGAAAAGTTAAAAGCCGAAGGTGTGATTTGCGTGGCTGATTGGGATATGGAGCGCAAGTATTTGTCATTCATCATGACAGACGCGAGAGAGCTGGGTTACAAGATTGGCAGCATCAAGTCAGGTCGATTTGTGACGCATTACACGCTAGACAAGCAATAAAAAACCCTAACGACGGGAATCATTAGGGCTGACAACTTAAACCACATAACGCGAATTATGCACAGGAATTATAACAGATGAATATTTTAACACAAAGCAAAGCAACAAAAATGACCAGTCAACAAGTCGCTGATTTGGTTGGCAAGCGTCACGACAACGTGAAGCGCCTAATCGACAACCTTGCTGACAAAGGCGTAATTAGACTTCCTCAAATTGAGGATGTCAGAAACCACCAAGAGCAGTTAGTAAAAACCTATATTTTCTCAGGTGAGCAAGGTAAGCGTGACAGCATTATTGTTGTTGCTCAGCTGTCACCAGAGTTTACCGCTAAATTGGTTGATCGCTGGGCGGAGTTAGAGCGCAAAGCACCAGCAATACAAATACCGCAATCATTCGCTGAGGCTTTACAGCTTGCAGCCGACCAAGCCAAACAATTAGAGCTTGCAGCGCCAAAGGTTAGCGCTTACGACAAGTTAATAGAGTCTACGCACCTAAAGTCGGTCGGCGATGTTGCTAAGAGTATTGGCTTAAGGTCAGCACAAGCATTAAACAAGAAACTAGAGGCGGTACGTGCTTACGATGGTCGCTGCGGCAATCGAGTGTGGAGTGGTTGGTTTGTAGAGCAAGGCTTAGGTGAAATGAGAACAACGGACGAAGGTTATAGCAGTAACAAGATGACCGCAAAAGGTCAGGCATGGGCGCTTAATTTGTTTGGAGGCAATGAGTAATGAGTTTTACATTAGTAGCAAAAGTAATGAGCCTAAAAGTGGGTAGTTTGCCTCGAAAAATGGTCTTGCTGAAACTAGCAGACCAAGCAAACGATGACGGCTTGTGCTGGCCTTCTTATCAAACTATAGCGGAATCTTGCGAGCTTAGCCGTAGGTCAGTGATTAGACATATTCAGCAGCTAGAGACAGATGGTTATTTAACCATCACTAAGACCTATGACAAGTCAAATAAGAAGAATTTTAGCAATAGATACAACCTTACTTTGAATAGGGGTGACAGATTGTCACTAGTGACAGATGAAGCGCCAAGTGGTGACAGTGTGTCATTACCTAGTGACAGTGTGTCACCCGAACCTATCAATGAACCTATCAATGAACCTATTACTAAAGATATAGGTGAAAAGAAGAAGAAAGTAGCTGTTAGTAAGTTTGTAGAACCAACACCTGAGCAAGCCAAAGCCTACTTCACTGAAAGAGGTCATCAAGATGCAGTAAGCGAATCTGAGAAGTGGATTGATTACTACATAGCTAACGGCTGGAAGGTTGGTAAAAATCCAATGAAGGATTGGAAGGCAGCAATTAGAAACTGGATGCGCAACTACCAACCACAGCCACAGCAAACAAATTATCAGGGGAATAACAATGCAATCAATCAATCAGCTAACAAGCAAGGTCAGCAGCAACCTAACCACTTCGACCAACTCAGAGCAGAAGCTGCAGCTAAGTACGGAAACGCACAGCCAGAACCAAGCGAACCAAGAACGGTCAGTTAACCTTGTCATTGACTTGTTTGAAGATTGGTTACGAATGTATGGCAGCAAACTAAAAGAGCGTCAAACGCTAGATTTGAGAACAGCAGAGCTATGGACACTTGCGATCAAGAACTCAGGTATCACGCTCAAAGAGTTTAACCAAGCAGCAGAGTTATCGCTAAACCTTAAATGGCCACCAACAGCAGCACAGGATTTTATCGAGCTAATACGCCAAAACAAGCCTAGCGAATATCCAGCAGCACAACCCGCTTTCAACACAGCTTGCCAAAACTGCGGCATGAGAGGTGATGTTAAGCGAGATTGGAAGCATGAAGTGGTTTATGAGACAGCAAACCGCATTGGCTGGGGAGTGTTAGCCAGTGCCACTGAGTATTACTTCAAGACCTTTCAAGAGATTTACGAGCAAGTGGTGAGTGAGCATAGAAACGGTGATCGGTTTGTTATTCCTGAAGAGCGACAGTTGGCTTATGAACATACACCAGTACAGCAGGGCACAGCAGCAAGCGCGAACATTGACGCATTTTTAGCCAAGTTTGGCAGCAAAAAAGGTGAAGCGGTATGAGAACAATAACAATGCAAACAGTCAAAGACGGCAAGCTATCGGGCGAGATTTTAGAGGGCGGCAAGTATTGGCAGATAGCGCCTTTTGATTATAACGGCAAAGACCAAGAAGCGGCACTGATGGATAGATTGGACATTGTGCAGATTGAGGTGCAGATGGAGAAAGATATGGCAGGGAGTGAGCAAGCATGAGCCAAACAGTGTTTAAACCAGTGTTTGATGGATATATGAAGATATACCTACACGATGAAATTCCGGAGCGGTTAGCAGACAGAGCCACCTTCGTTGGCCAATGGGTTAAATCAAGACGCAAGCGGATTATGAAGCGCGATAGGAAGTTTCAAGTGACGCTACACATCATGGATACGGACGGTAACAAGCGCGGATTGCAAAGCATGGTTTTCAAGGACAGAGGCGGCAAGGGTGATTTGTCCAAAGTGATATTCGGTTTTGGTAATGAGTTTGTCGATGAATTGCGAGTAGGGGATAAGGATTTGAAAGTAGATTTGGTTAATAGTTATGCGGTGGTCAGAGCATGAAAGACAAAAGAAACACAAAGAGTTTTGTTAGAGATACCCGGCGATGCAGCAGAACAGAAACCAAAACGCACAAGCAGGCCATGTTTAGAGCCGGAGTTAATACCGATGATGTGAACGGAATTATTTGCGGCGATTCAGATATTAAATTCTTAGCAGCATTGTTTTACGACGGCAGACCCCAGGGCAGTAGTTTTTGGGCGAGAAATGACCTGGAGATATACGAAATGGCAGATAAGTTAAAAGCCGAGTTTATCGACAATAGCCACGAATGGCAGTATCAGGACGAAATGCTTTGGGAGGTAAGGATTTATGACTAAGAAAAACATAGCAAACAATAAAACAGTACAGCGCATGGAATGGATAAAGACAAACACGGTGGTTATCACTTACACGTGTGGCAGTAAAGAGACTATGAGTAGAGCCACGTTTAATCAGATTATCAGAGAGGTTAAGTAATGACCGAACTATCAGAAACGCAGATTCAGAACAAAATATTGCGGTGGGCAAAAGGATATCCGTACAAGGGCAAAAAACTGGCTGATTACCTTATCCATGTGCCAAACGGTGAAAAGCGAAGTAAACGAGTGGCAGCAGGGTTAAAACACAGTGGAGTGAAGAAAGGGTATCCAGACTTGGTCATGGACATAGCGCTAAATGGTTACCACGGGCTGAGGATTGAGCTTAAAACCGAAACTGGTGGCGTAGTATCACCCGAGCAAAACGAGCGCCTTAAAATGCTAAATAGCGAGGGGTACCTAGCGGTGGTCTGCAAGGGATTTGATGAGGCGATAAAAACGATAACGGATTATATGGGTAGCAAATCATGATTAATGTAGACGATGTTTGGTCAAGGCATGGCGATTTGAAACAAGTCAAAGTCTCATCCGTTCAGCCTACGCAGATAGGTTGGAAATATCGGAATGATGACAAGGAGTATTTTACAGAGCGCAATGTGTTTCGAATCACTCATGATTTTGTATGCAATCAAAAAGGTGGCAAACGATGAGCGACAAAATAAGAAAGCGTTTAGACCGAGTAACACAGCTCGATAGCAGAAACCTACCACGTATTAGCGGTATTTGCGTCATTAACGGCATTGAGCGACCCGTAGCAGCGTTTGAAGTGCCAAAAGGTACAAAGGCGTCAGAGCTTGCAAAGGTGCTGCTAGAACAGGCTTATACAGAGCGTGAGTATAAATTAATGGATTGGATGCAAGGAGCAGGGCGATGAGTGGTATTGAGATTGGTAGTGTTTGGGTATGTATGGGTTTTGATATTGAAGTTACCTCGATTGCTATGCGTGACGACAGACAAATAATAGTTAGCTATCAATACCTCAAAAGCAAGGAAAGGAGTCAGGCGTTTATATCTGATTTTCTTAAGAGAATGACGCCAAAAGACGATAGCCAAAACATAGCAGCCAGCATCTTACAAGATGCAATAGACGCCATGAGCGAGCGCGGAAAGTCATACGACACAGACGGCAAAGGCGTAGAGCGCAGCATGGATAAAGTGGTCGCCATGTTCAACACGCTAACAGGGCATACGCTTACGACTGAGCAAGGGTGGGATTTTATGATCCTACTAAAACTGGTTAGGGCTAGCCAAGGTTACAAGCATGATAACTACATTGATGGGTCGGCTTACTTTGGCTTAGCAGGTGAGGCAGCAAGCGAGGCCGTCGATGACTAAAAAGACATGGGTTGTTAAGACAGACGACCAAAGATTGCGCCACATGAGCTATCTAGCGCAAAAGGAACTGCCCTACACAGCGACAGATAAAGAGGGTGCAGATAAGGTGAAGCGTAGTACGGCAACTAATCGCTTGTACTGGTTATGGGTAACACAGGCTGCTAATGAGTGGGGAGATACAAAGGAGGGTGTTCATTATGATTTAAAAAGACGGTTTTTACTTAAGATTTATTACAGAGATAGTAATTCATTTGCTGGTATGTGCGATTCGATAAAAGCTCTACAAAATTTGGATTTGCAGCACTACGACATGATAGCAAAAGAAGTTGTGGATTTAGTTAGTACAGCCAAAGCAACAGACGTACAAATGAGTGAATATTTGAACGATATTTACAGGTTTTATTTAGAGCAAGGATTGTGCCTAAAAACACCTGATGAGCTGAGATTTACTCTAAACAACGATTGATGTATATGGTGTTATAAAGTATAATAAACCTATATAAAACAAGGATTTAGATATGTCAAAGATTGATGTTGGTTATGTATTTTCTACCAATGGTGGGTGTGATGCCAAGGTCTTAAAATACGATGGAAGCGAAAGGGTTTTGATAGAGTTTCAGGATGAACATAAGCATCAGAAATTAACGTCAACGACGCACATTAGGTCTGGTTCTGTAAAGAATCCTTACCAACCTAATGTTCAGGGTGTCGGGTATGTTGGGGTTGGCAAACATCAGGCATCAATCGGCACAAAGAGAACTCCTGAGTACGAGCTGTGGTCTAGAATGATGCAAAGGTGTTATGACAAATCGTACGAGGTAAGGAGACCGACGTATAGAGATTGTACTGTCTGTGATGAATGGCATAACTTCCAAGTCTTTGCTGAATGGCTGGTTAATCAGGAGTTTTACATAGAGGGGAATGAACTAGACAAGGATTTATTGGTTACAGGCAATAAGCTGTACAGCCCCGAGTTTTGCAGGTTTGTGCCAAGAAGGTTGAACACCATACTTACTAACTGCACCAAACCAAAGGGAGATTATCCGCTAGGTGTTACATTTAACAAAAGAGAGCGTAAGTTTTTTGTTCAAATGTGGATGGACAGAAAATCCGTAAGTCTAGGTTATTTTTTAAATGTTGATGATGCTAAAAATGCCTATGTTGCCGCAAAAGAGGCATACGTCAAAAAAGAGGCTGAGAGACTTAAGGATAAAATGGATAACGATGTTTATAGCAGCCTTATGTCATGGACTGTACCGGAATAAAAAAACAACAGGGATACTCTCTATGAGCAAGCTAAGAAAGTCAGCACAAGGTCAGCAATGCACGTTGCGACTGACAGGCTGCAACTATAATCCTGAAACAGTAGTTCTAGCTCATATCAGAATAAATAGGTTTTGCGGCGTAGGGATTAAGCCCCCTGATTATATGAGCTGCTTTGCGTGTTCAAGCTGTCACGATTCAATAGATGGCAGGGTAAAGAGCGACACGGTTTATAAGGATATATTGAGAGCGCATTTTGAGACGATGCAACACTGGGTCGAGGTTGGATTAATTGAGGTGAAGAAATGAGCGACTTATCAATAACGGAATTACTTTTTGCGTACGGGCATTGGTGTCGTGACGACAATAACGAGCTTGGCTGCAAGTCACCGTCATTGATGCTTATCAAGTCAGCACCTAAGCTGTGCAAGGATAGCGTAAGGGCGGCTAGTCGTCGCACAGTGGCTTTCATTAGTGATGATGAGGCGTTAGCAGTAGATAGGGCGATGAATAAGCTCATGCGCCACTCTGTTCACTTGCATAACATCATTACCTATCATTTTATCTATAACTGGTCGGTAAAGCAGATAGCTGATGATTATTGGTCACAGTTTGAATATCCGTGTGGTAAGAAGAAAGCGACCAATTACCATGTTAATCCATTACTCAATCATGCTATTGGTTTCATCAATTGCGAGCTAATAAACGATAAGGCTTGTATGTTTTAAAACTAGGTGGTAATATTCGTATAAGCTGTCGATTAGTACGTAAGCAGCTACCTTATTTAGCAAGGTTAAGCCAATCGCAGGAACGAGAAAAGCTGCGATAGGTCGGACAGGGAGTTACCCAGTTGCCTTGCTATCTTATCTATCGAGCCTAAGCAACGACTTGCCATTTAGCGCATACACTTAGGACAAGCGGTGGCTGATAACCGTTAAGAACAAATATCAGCAAACCAATTTAAGCCCTATCTATTGATTTAGATGGGGCTTTTTTATGCCTACGATTTAGCATGGAAGCTGCTATGAACAACCTATCCAACGAGCAAGTCTTTAGCAATTGGCAAGATTGCAATAGAGAAAACCGACAGCAAGGCGCTGATTATTGGCATGACTTTATGAGTAAGAGAGCCAAGCGTGGTTATAAAGGCGCACAGGCTGTTGTTGATAAGATGGATAGATTGAAGTAACCAGTTTGCCCTCACTTGATTGTGCAGGGCATTTTTTATATGCAAAACGAAACGTCGGAGGACGTATGAAAGACGGAACGTCCGACGGCGCGGTAATGGGCAGGCCAACGATTTACAGTGATGAGTTGGCAGATGAGATTTGCTTGCGTATGTCACACGGTAGAAGCCTTAATGATATATGCAAAGACAGTGATATGCCTGATCGGTCAAATGGCTGAAGCATTCAGTACGCTAACAGAAGCTTATTCGGCTACCACGTCTTACATGATCCCTAAAAACTACAGTCAGCTTGGCGATATTGCCAAAGGTAAAGCGACAGCTGAGAAAAACATTGTCATCCATTGGCCCGCCATAACAACACTTGGTATTGGTACGCCTGGTCAGATATTTGACAACTTGAGTACAGGTGAGATTGAGGATGGCTTCTTAAACAGACAAGTTGTCATCCAAGCATCTGAGCCATTGGCAGAAGCGCAGTTTATAAAAAATGATAATCAGATTGACGAAATATTAACCAGACGCGGTAAAGAAATTATCCCTGGCGGCCGCGTCGATATTGTCGTTTGTGAGATTGATGACAGACGACAGTTGGCAAAATAACAACGTATAGAAAAGTATATTGAATTTTATAAATGTTTATTGAGGGTTGAGATATGAGCGACACTTGGTTTACTAGCGACCTGCATTTTGGTCATGACAATATTGTTAAGTATTGCGATAGACCCTGCGCAGTTGCTGAGCACTCAGATTTTATCGTTGAGTCACTAAACAAGTACATCAAAGATGGCGATACCGTCTATCACTTAGGCGACTTTAGTTACGGCAAGAAAATAAAGTTTGATGACCTAAAAGCGATACTGGATAGGTTGAATGGAAACTGGCAATTTATTATCGGCAATCACGATAATGAGAACCAACTCAAAGCATTGTGTCAAAAAACTAAGCATAAAGTGTTAGGTGATTATCACAGTGAGAGCATTGAGGGTAAAACCTTCATCATGTTTCACTATCCTATCGAGTCATGGTGGAATAAGAAACGTGGTGCAATCCATCTTTACGGACATACTCATCATAACGATATGCGTTATATAGAGAATAGGTACAACGTCTGTTTTGATAGGGACTTTAAACCTTACCCTTTAAGTCAATTTATAAAATAACACTTTTGCCCACTATTGATTTAGATGGGCTTTTTTTTAAGACTGGCAGTGAGACACACTGTCGCTAATCGTAGAGGTTCATATGTAGATAAGCACAGGTTTTGACATGTACCTAAATTCAAGCTCTCACGTACTGCCTGCCAGATTTAGCCACTGGTAGCACATGCCATAGAGACAACCACTAGCAGATGACAACTGCGACATACGATGAGTTATCAATCACCATATTATTTGCATGTGATGAGGATGCGAGTTGATAACACTGCTTAGCTCACTTCGGTGAGCTTTTTTTACACTCGCTGATTGGAGGTGAGCATGTTAGATAAAAAGCTTACCGCTAAGCAAGCGCGATTTGTTGAAGAATACTTGGTCGACCTTAACGCTACTCAGGCAGCATTACGCGCTGGTTATAGCGCTAGAACAGCAAAAGATATCGGGTGTGAAAACCTAGCAAAACCCAACATTGCAGCAGCTATCGCAAAAGCTCAATCTAAGCGATCAGAGCGTACTGAAATCACGCAGGACATGGTTTTACAAGAGTTGGCGAAAATTGGTTTTGCAAACATGCTGGATTATATGACTCCGCACAATGGCGAGATGCACATTGACATGAGTAAACTTACTAGAGATCAAGCAGCTGCTATTAGCGAGTATCAAACCGAAACGGTAAGCGGTAGAGGTGAAATGCCTGATATCGAAAAAACTAAGTTTAAGTTACTCGATAAGCGCCAAGCATTGGTTGATATCGGACGACATCTAGGCATGTTTAAAGATACGGTCAACCATGTGTCGGAAGATGGAAGCATGACGCCGACAATCAACAACTTCAACGGTGACGCTCAAGCAGCAAGCCAAGCCTATCAGGATATTATGGGTGGTAAATAATGCCTATCCCTTTTGCATTCGATTTTAAAAATCCTGATTATGCACAGGTGTTTGAATGGCGTATTGAGCGATTACAGCGTATTAGACAAAACCCTGAATCATTGCCAGCATTAAAAGCATTTTATAAAGACAATCCAGCACAATTTATTATCGATTGGGGTGTGACTTATGATCCTCGCAATATTGAGCGCGGTTTACCGTCATACATACCGTTTTTGTTATTCCCTAAGCAAGAAGAGTGGATTCATTGGCTGATGGACGGTTGGAAGTTGCAAAAACCGTCCATAACGGAGAAAACACGCGATATGGGTATGTCTTGGCTCATGATGGGCTTGTCATGCTCGCTAGGGTTGCATAACAACGGTTTATCAGTCGGCGTTGGTAGTCGTAAAGAAGAATACGTTGACCTCATTGGCAGCCCTAAAGCACTGTTTGAAAAAGGTCGTATGTTTTTAAGCGGATTACCGCCAGAGTTTCGCGGTGGCTGGATTCGTGAAAAACACAGTCCTTTTAAAAGAATTATATTACCCGAAACTGGTAGCGTGATTACTGGTGAAGCGGGTGATGGTATTGGCCGTGGTGACAGGGCGTCATTGTATTTTGTTGATGAAGCAGCGTTTTTAGAGCGTCCGCATCTTGTCGATGCCTCACTGTCAGCTACTACCAACAGTCGAAATGATATATCTACACCCAATGGCAGTAATAACTCATTTGCCCTGCGCCGACACAGTGGGCGTATTCGGGTATTTACGTTTCATTGGCGTGATGATCCGCGCAAAGATGATGCCTGGTACAACAAACAGTTGGACGAGCTCGACACGGTGACCGTAGCGCAAGAGATTGATATTGACTACTCTGCATCGGTTGAGGGTGTGTTGATACCGTCGGCATGGGTCCAGTCTGCTATCGATGCGCATAAGAAGTTAGGCATTACTATCAGTGGCAGTAAGATTATGGCGCTCGATGTGGCAGATGAAGGCGTTGATAAAAACTCTATCGCTGGGCGTCATGGCGTTTTGCTCAATCACTTGGATACATGGAGTGGTAAAGGCTCAGATATTTTTGCCACGTCTAAAAAGGCGGTCGAGGCAACCGCTGACAGTCAATCAGAATACTTTTTGTATGATGCTGATGGATTGGGCGCCAGTGTCAAAGGTGACGCCCGGGTGGTTAATGAGCAGCGCAAAGACTTACCTGATGTTGATGCTCACCCTTTTCGTGGTTCAGCCGGTATCTATAAGCCGGAGCGTGAGGATATCTTAGGCAAAAAGAACAGCGACGCTTTTGATAACTTCAAAGCTCAAGCAGGGTGGGCACTACGCAAGCGTTTCTTAGTAACTCATAGAGCAGTAACCGAGGGTACTGCGTTTCATCCTGACGACATTATCAGTATTGATAGCACGCTCGATGAACTTGCCAAACTAACTACTGAGCTATCACAGCCTACCTACGCAAAAACCAATGCGGGCAAAATATTAATCAATAAGAAACCTAAAGGCACACCATCGCCAAACCGATTTGATGCGGTGATGATGGTGTTCGCTGACAACATGGTTGAGAAGAAATCCACTAAACGACATAGAGCCACAGCTGGCAAACGGACGTACAGATGACAGACATGACTAAAAAGCCGCGTTACCGTGTCAAAGCTGGCGGCACACTAAGCCAAGAGCAGGCGATTGATTTACGCGGTAAGTTGTTTTACCAACAGCTCATACGCCAAGACACCGACGAGATACTTAAAAAAGCCGGTATCAGTCGCTATGCGCTTAAGACACTACTTACTGACCCTGATATTGACCAAGCGGTCGATAGACGTACTGAGGAGCTAACAAGCTCGCTTTATACGTTGATGCCGTCTGAAGGAAAGGTTGCTGAGTTTATCTATGAGCAATTAGATTTGCATCTTGAGCCGATATTGCAGGGCGTGATTGACAGTAAGCTATACGGCTATGATGTGGCTGAAATGGTATGGGGGCAAGACGATAAAAAGCGTAATGTCGTCACCAAACTAACAAGCAAGCCGATTGATTGGTTTGAGCCTAAAGCCAACGGTGATTTATTGTGGTATCCCAACGATGGCAGTGAGGCAATTACGGTCAGCGACCAAGTAGACTATCAGTATCGCTATCTATTCCAACAGCACAAGCCGACGTACTTAGAGCCAAAAGGTAAGTCATTATTAAGCCGCATTTACTGGCTGCATTACTTTAAGACTAATGGCTGGCGTTTTTGGTCTAAGTTTTTGGAGCGTTTTGGTAGTCCGTTATTGATCGGTAAGACTGATGCAGCGAGTGATGAGGACGCGCAAAAGTTTGCGGATGCAGTCCTTTCTGCACACAACTCAGGCGTAGTGACTATTGGTATTGACGAGGATGTCACGCCGGTCACAGGTGGCAGTAATGGCGAGGCGTTCGTTGCGTACAACGATGTGACCAAGCAAGGTATCACTACCTATCTGCTAGGTCAGACGCTGACAAGTGGCACGGATAACGGCGGTACTTACGGTCAAGGCAAGATACACCAAGAGCAGCAAGAGATTATCTTTAACAGCGACCGTAAGCACGCGATCAAAGCAGTACAACGGTTTATTGATATTATCTGTTATGCCAATGGTTATGATGCGCCTGAATTTAAGTGGATAGCGAAAAAGGTTATTCCGGTTGATCAGTTAGACGCTGACAAAAAAGCGTATGACATGGGCTTACGCTTTAATAAGTCATACTTTGTTGATGAATTGGGTTATGAGGAGCGCCATATCTCACACGTTGAGGTGTTTACAGGTGCGACCACGTTGCCGATATCAGCAAAGGCTAATTCATTCGCTAGCAAGACTTGGTTGCCGTTTAAAGCTGCTGATAGTGATAGCGAATTTACCGACGAACAAATGGAGCTTGAAGCAGTCGCAGATGATGCACTAAATGCGAGCGTACAGCCGTTTGATACTAATGCGGTGCTATCAGCTATCAATAACACTACGGACGCTGACAGCTTACGTGAGGCACTATTTAATCTATGCGGTCAGGGATTGGCTGAGAGTGAGTTTACTCAGTTGGTTAATACCGCATTGATGGTCGCTGATGTGCATGGCTTTGCTGATGAATCGAGTGAGGTTTAGTGGTATAATTAAGCCATATAAAACAAGGGTTTAGCCATGAATGATAAACTAAAGAAACGTCTACAAAGAATCATAAAAATATCCGAGAAAATGGATGTTAAAGACAAACCTGCTTGCATGTACGATATGTTTGCAGCATTCATTGATTCAGAGGTTGTGCCTAAATGGACTAATGTTAGTGACGGATTCCCGCCAATAAAACTAAGTGTTTTAGTTGAAGTCGAGACAACAAAAGGGATTTACAAAGACGTTAGTTATTTTTGGGGTGATGATTGGGATATTGAGCACATGACTGACGTAATACGTGTAGTTAGATGGATGCGAATCCCTGATTAAAAAACAAGACCTCACCTAACCGTGGGGTTTTTTAATGTGCAAAATAAAGTGAGCAACCAATGGCAACGACAACAGCGGGATTTGACGTACAGTTTATCGAGGCCATTGCTTACGCTTTAAATCGTAACGTGGTTTTGCCTAATGAATACTACGACCGCATGACACCTATTCAGCGTCAACAAGCGGTATCTATCGCAGGGCTTGCACAGACTGAGCAGATTAAGCATGTGATGGGCTTGGTCAACGAGCAATTAGTTGATGGCGGTACGTTTGCAGACTTTCAAAAGGCAGTTAAGGCAGGCGATATTGATATTAATTTGCCAAAGCATCGGCTAGACAATATCTTTCGCACCAACATCCAAGGCGCTTATGGCCGTGGTCGGTGGTATCAGCAGCAGGCCAATAAAGATGAACGCCCATACCTGATGCGTGACGGCATTAACGATATTAGACAGCGCCCAGCGCATAAAGTTTTGTCAGGTGTGGTTAGGCATATTGATGACCCATTTTGGCAGAAGCATTACGCGCCTGATGGCTATCGTTGCCGCTGTATCATGCGCTCTCTCACCAAGTCGCAAGCTGAATCAAAAGGTATAACCGTCGATGACGACTTGCCAAATGTGCCAAACGATAAAGGTTGGATTGGCGGTACACCGGCTCAGTACACAGGCAACATGAATCGGTTAGTCAATAAGACAATAGCTGAACTCGCTATCACGTACTACAAACAATCAGGTGCAATATTGGCAGCAAGACAGCGGATTGAAGCAGCTATTACCGTGATGTTGGCACAGCCGATACCTGAGCTTGCGACATTGATTGACGAAGCCAAGGAATTGATTGAGGAGCAGGGCGAATGAAAATTATAGAGAATCATGAATATATTAGCTGGTCTGTCGTTAGTTGTGATGAGAAATTATCCGACACATTTAAGAAAACACTGTCTAACACCCAAGCGCATAGTATTAATTGCGGGGAAAATCGCAAGCAATTCTCTTTAGATGAGCTATGGCGGAATATGAGCAGTCTTAAACACGAGCCTATGGATGCTGCGGTCGTTGCTAAACTTATAGAAATGAATGCTAGATACATAGATGTTAGTTTTGATTAAGGAGTATAGCGAATGACAAAGAAATCACGAATACTTAAAGTTATTGTGCTGATAGCTGATATAGCATTGACCATATACACCAAACGCAAGAAACAAAAACAAGACCGCCGATAAGGGCGGTTTTTTACTGCCTACACAAAGGTAAAAATATGAACTTACAAGCAAAGATTAAGCGCGATATTGATAGCCATGCGCTCATGAGCTGCACAAGGCTTGAGCATCAGCTTGCGTCTATCGACTTCAAAGCGCTATCACGCTATGACGATGACGACAGTGAAGCGGCTTACACGGTTGAGAATGGCGTAGCGACGATTGATGTGCGCGGTCTGCTAGTACCTGAAACCTCAAGCGATTATCGCTCATGGGGCGTGACAGGCTATGCAAACTTAGCTGATTACATTCAGCAAGCCAATGATGATTACGTAGTAACTAGCATTGTCTTAGACATTGATAGTGGCGGTGGTTATGTCGCAGGGCTTGATATTGCAACTGAAGCAATTTACCAATCTACAAAGCCGATTGAAACGTTTGTCAGTGGCGATATGTATTCAGCCGCTTATTGGCTAGGCGCTAGCACAAGCAAGGTTACAGCGTCTAAGCATTCAGGCGTTGGTAGCATCGGTGTTTATGTAGTCCACACCGAGGAAAGCGGTTGGCTTGAACGCTATGGCGAAAAGGTTTCATTGTTCCGATCAGGAAAGTGGAAAGCCGCGTTTAACTCATTTATGCCATTAACAGACGATGAAAAGACACGCTTACAAGAAGGTGTCGATGAATCTGCAAGTATCTTTTTTAATCATGTAGCAGCACAGCGCAATGTTGATGCCAAAACAGTCAAAGGCTGGGAGGGCGATGTATTCACCGCCGTCAAAGCAAAAGAATTAGGTCTAATTGATGCGATTGCGGATAGCGTGGCAGTGTCAAGCAGCACCAAACAAAGCAACACTAATCCGCAACTTGAGGAGAATTACGTGGATGAATTAGCACAGGCGAAAGCCAAAATCACAGCGCTAGAGGCTGAAAAGGCTCAAGCGGTACAAGATGCAGCCGACGCAAAAGCCGCAGCACTGGCAGCGCAAAACGCACTGGCAGAAACGCAAGCAGCTACCCGTCAAACCGCTATCGACAAGTTAGCTGCTGATACTGGTCGCACGTTTACCGACGAGCAGGTGACCGCGTTTAAAGCGATGGATGACGCACAGTTTGCTGTTGCTGAATTTATGGCAAAACCAATTGAGCAGAAAGCGCCGCCATTACCTGATGGCTTGGATAAAGAGCAGGCAACAAGCGGTCGTCAAAGTGGCGAAAGTAAAATCATGGCGGCTGTCGAAGCAGCTAAAGCACAAGGAGCTAAATAATGCCTAACTTTAATTACACAACCGAACAGCCTTTACCGGTCGATATTGCGCCTACCACTGATAGCGTCGTACCTACTACGGCAACCGCCTATAAAAAAGGCGACTTACTTGTGATTGCTGCTGACACTAATGCAGCTACTCATAGCGTAACCGGTAAAGATTTTCATGCTATTTGCTTAGCTGATGTGACCGCTGCACAAGCGACTGAAAAACTAGCGATGGGCGTTGAAATGCCGGTTTATATCGCGGGTAAGTTTGACGTGGCACAAGTCAAGATTAACGGCGTTGCATTAACACCAACTCAAAAGCTAGCAGCCCGTGCGCACGCTAATCGTTCACTACCTATTACGCTTAGCGTAGTTAAATAAGGATAAATATTTATGGCTACTTTTGTATTTGATGATGCGCAAATTGATACCGCATCTTTTGAAGAGCTTGGCGCGGTTTATGACCACAGCAAGCCAGTTGATAGTTTTTTACGTGACCGTTATTTTGGTAATCCGATTTACCTAAATGGTCAAGACAAAGTGCCAGTAGGTGATATTAAAACCTACGTACCGCTTGCACCAGCCGTTTTGCCGACTGCACAAGGTCGGGTTATCAAAGATAAAGTTGAATTAAACGTCAGCTATATCAAAGCGCCTTACTTAAAGCCCGCGTGTGTCGTTGAGCCGCTGAGCGACATTGACGCTAAGATGCAAAAACTATTGCAATCTATGCGCGTTATCGCAACCAATGCTCCAGGTGTGCCGCCGACCATGCAAGACGAATGGGAAATGGCAGCCGCCAACTCTTACTGGACTATCCGCCAGTCAATCGCTGCACGTATCGCTTTGATGTGCCGTGATGCTTTGTTATACGGCAAAGTTGTCGTACAAGGTGATGATAATGCAGGTGTGACCGTTGATTATGGTCGTCATGCTGATCTTAAGTTTAATCCGTTGGTTGCATGGGATGCAGTAGGCGCTACGCCTTACGAAGATATTCGCAAGATGGTTAAGAATTTAACCAAGCATGGCAAGCGTCGCGCTGTTGATGCCCTTATGTCTAGCCGTGTATTTGAAGCATTGGCGGATAATGAGAAGTTTAACAAACGCTTTACTGCTGCACTCAATACTAATGTTAGTCGCGTATTTGACGGCGGTTTTGGTGGTGAGACTGAGGCGACCTTACGCGGCACTTTAGACGGTATCGAATTTTGGACGTATGACGTTGAGTTTGAAAAACAAGACGGCACCAGTGAGCTAATGATTCCAGAAGATGGTTTTTGGTTAGTGTCTGAGCGTGGTAACAACTTGTACTTCTGTATGATTAAGCAT